AAAGAAATGCGAGATCAAATCAATAGACATTTTCTTGAAAAGCAATACAATGATATTTTTGCTCCAGAAACAGTGGTTGTTGATAGAGGAAAACAACCACTTAGTAATGTGTTAGCTATTGGTGCAGCAGCATTACCTATTGCTACTACAGCAATTAGTATGGCCATGTCTATCGCTTTATTATTTAAGGATTAAACACTATGACTAATAATTTTTTAACTCATCACGGCGTCCTAGGAATGAAATGGGGTGTAAGAAGAACTCCTGAACAGTTAGGGCATAAGAAAGTTGAAAAATCTCTAACTAATGATAAAATTAAACATGCTGGGTTTATTAAACAACTAGATACTTATAGACCTATTCAACTTAATAAATCAATTAAAAGTTTTGAAAAGCAAATAGCTATACATAAAGAATATATTGAGAATTCTAAGAAACATGTACCGGAATGGGATACTTTAGATAGAAAAATTCAGGATAGTTATACTTCTCATTGGAAAACAGAAATAAACAATTTTAAAGAGTTACGTAATATTGTACTTGAATATAAGAAAGGAAAATAAAATAGTGTTTAGCGATACAGACGTTGGCCTATTAGGCGATTATATAAGTGAAATGTTAAATTGTCTTGATAACTTATTATTAGCAGAAAACTCAGATTTCAACGCAGGGCAAACATGTGCTTACTTGCATATACTACGTTTAATACAAGGAATGATTTTTGACGATGATCTAAAGAAATCTTTGGGTTTAGATATTGATTTAGATAAAAAGTATATTAAGTAAAAGGAGGCCATTATGGCATTATCAAACACTGCTGTTCCATTGTATTACGGGCAGTTTCGTGATGATGTGTTAAATGGTCGAATACCCGTATGTAAAGAGATTTCAATGGAGATGAATCGTATTGACGACCTTATAGCTAATCCTGGAGTCTATTACGATGATCAAGCAATTAACGGGTTTATCAAGTATTGTGAAAATGAACTAACATTAACTGATGGAGCAGATTTGTTTTTGTTAGATTCTTTTAAACTTTGGGCAGAGCAGATTTTTGGATGGTATTACTTTGTTGAACGTAGTGTTTATGAGCCATCTCCAACTGGATATGGCGGACGCTATGTTAAGAAAACTATTAAGAAACGACTTGTTAATAAGCAGTATCTCATTCTCGCAAGAGGTGGAGCTAAATCGATATACGATTCATGTATTCAGAGTTACTTCTTAAATGTCGATACCACAACTACACAACAGATTACTACTGCTCCAACAATGAAACAAGCTGAAGAAGTACTTACTCCTATTAGGACCTCTATCAATCGAGCTAGGGGTCCTTGGTTTAAGTTTTTAACAGAAGGCTCATTACAAAACACAACCGGAGCAAAGGCTAATCGAGTTAAGTTGGCTTCAACTAAAAAAGGAATTGAGAACTTTCTTACAGGTTCTATTCTAGAAGTACGTCCTATGAGTATTTCAAAGCTTCAGGGCTTAAGACCAAAGATCGCCACTGTTGATGAATGGCTGTCCATTGACATTCGAGAAGATGTAATAGGAGCTATAGAACAGGGTGCAGCAAAAGTCGAAGATTATTTGATAGTTGCAACTAGTTCTGAGGGTACAATTCGTAACGGCAGTGGCGATACAATCAAAATGGAATTGATGGAAATTCTTAAGGGCGAATACATCAATCCTCATGTGTCTATTTGGTATTACAAACTTGATTCAATTGACGAAGTAGCCAATCCAAACATGTGGATTAAGGCTCAACCAAATCTGGGGAAGACTGTCAGTTATGAGACTTATCAATTAGAGATAGACCGAGCTGAAAAAGCTCCTGCTACACGTAACGACATGCTTGCAAAACGTTTTGGAATACCTATGGAAGGGTATACGTATTACTTTACCTATGATGAAACTCTTCCTCATAAGAAACGAGATTACTGGCAGATGTCTTGTGCGCTTGGAGCAGACTTATCTCAAGGAGATGACTTTTGTGCTTTTACATTTATGTTTCCGTTAAGTAATGGACACTTTGGAGTAAAAACTAGAAATTACATTTCGTCATCTACATTAATGAAACTACCAGCAGCCATGAGATTTAAGTATGACCAGTTCATGGACGAAGGTAGTCTTATTGTATTAGAAGGTACTATTCTCGATATGATGGAGGTTTATGATGATCTAGATCAGTACATTATTGATTGTAGTTATGACGTTCGTTGTTTTGGATACGATCCGTATAACGCAAAGGAATTCATTAACCGTTGGACCACGGAAAATGGTCCGTTTGGTATTGAGATGGTAAAACAAGGAGCACGTACAGAATCGGTACCACTCGGGGAATTGAAAAAGTTATCAGAAGAAAGAAAACTCCTTTTTGATGAGGAGCTTATGTGTTATGCAATGGGAAACTGTATAACCATGGAAGATACAAATGGTAATAGGAAGCTACTGAAAAAGCGATATGAACAAAAAATAGACGCTGTAGCAGCTATGATGGACGCTTATGTGGCGTATAAATTAAATAAAGAAGCTTTTGAATAAAGGAGACTTCAAATGGATAAATCACAATTAACACATCACGGTGTTTAGGACAAAAATGGGGTGTAAGATGCTGAAAGTTTAAAATCTCAGAAACAACAATTATTAAAAACTATTTCAAAATCAGGTAAACCTTTGTTTACAGAAAAAGAAGTAGACGATATGATAAAAGGTTTGGAAAAACAAGCTGATAAATTTGAAAAAGCAGCTAATGAAAAACGCGATACCGCAAATTCTATATTAAATGAACTAAAAGAATTAGATAAAAAAGGTAATATCTAAATATTTAGTACATAATTACAGATTAGTTAATACCAGAAAAGAAAGGAAAATGTTAATCGGTAGTTTCTTTATTTTTTATTTTTGATACTCCTTCTTTAGTAGCATTTACAATTTTACCAAAACCACTTTTAAACCCGGATACTGTTTTGTCTAGGGTTTCTTTGTTTTTGGTTGCTCGTGCTTCTTTTCGATTGATTTTATCTTGTTCTATTTCTAATTCTGCTTGTTTGGCTTCACTATACATTTGTTGACTAATTTCAATAACTTCAGACGTTACATATTTAACAATAATACGGGTTCCGGGACTTACTTTAGCACCTAATTCGAAGTTTGTAGCAACAACTTCAAACTCAGAACAGTCTTTATATTCAATGTTTGGTTGCACTATTACTGGTTCAACTTTTAAACCATCTTCTTCGAGCCAACGAGTTGCATCGTCTAGTTTAAGTCTATAGTCAGAACCATATATTTCTGCAACTGAAACAAGCGAATTTTTTTCTTCAACACTTGCTTCAACTATTGAAGTGCCGAGTTTAATTAAGTCGGAAACACCACCGGTAATGCCTAAAGAATCGACCAGATCTGAAACGTCTTTTGTATTTATTCTAAAGTTACTACTAGCCATATTTAATACCCTCATATTTCTCAAATACAGATTTATTTTACCATAAACAAAACACAATCTCAAACGGAGGTACCATTTTGGAAGAATTAACCTTTAGTGCTAGATTAAGAAACGCTTGGAATATCTTCCGAAGCAGAGATCCTACTGACTTTCCAAGAATCGAGACTGGTAATAGTTATTTTAGTAGACCAGATAGACCTCGATTTTCTCGTGGAAATGAGCAATCAATTGTAAATTCGGTTTACAATCGAATAGCTATTGACGTTGCTACTATTGATATTAAGCATGTTAGACTTGATGAAAATGAACGTTACATTAATGACATTGACTCTAGTTTAAATAATTGTTTTCAACTAGAAGCAAATACCGATCAAACAGGAAGAGCTTTTGTGCAAGACATAGTTATGTCTTTACTGGACGAAGGCTCTATTGCTGTCGTTCCGACAGACACAACAAGAGATCCTGTTTCAACAGATTCATATGACATACTAACAATGCGTACAGGTAAAATTATCGAATGGTATCCACAACATGTAAAAGTAAAACTTTATAATGAACGTACAGGTAATAAAGAGGACGTACTTTTACTTAAGAAAGATATATCAATAATTGAGAATCCGCTATATGCAATTATCAATGAACCAAACTCAACCATGCAAAGATTAATTAGGAAACTGACATTACTTGATGTGGTTGACGAACAAAGTAGTTCTGGGAAACTGGATTTAATTATTCAGTTACCATATACAATTAAGACAGAGATGAGACGTAGGCAAGCTGAAGATCGTCGTAAAGATATTGAAGATCAATTATCAGGATCAAAGTATGGAATTGCCTACATTGATGGAACCGAACATGTTACGCAATTGAACCGTTCGCTGGAGAACAACTTGATGGCTCAGATTGAGTATCTAACGAGTATGCTTTACAGCCAGTTAGGAATCACGCAGACAATTCTTGATGGAACAGCAGACGAAGGAACAATGCTTAACTACTATAACCGAACGATTGAACCTATAATATCGGCTATCGTTGATGAGATGAGACGTAAGTTTCTGACTAAAACAGCTCGGTCCCAGCTACAATCGATTGAATTCTTTAGAGACCCATTTAAACTTGTTCCTGTATCTCAGGTTGCTGAGATCGCTGATAAGTTTACACGTAACGAGATCATGACGTCTAATGAGTTTAGACAAACCATTGGTATGAGACCTTCTGATGATCCAACTGCGGACGAACTAAGAAATAAGAACTTGAGTAAACCTAAAGAAGATGGTCTAAAAGAAATACCAAAAGAAGATTTAGAGGAGAAAATTCAAAATGGAAAGGAAGTTTGATTTTAGTGGTTATGCTACCAGAAATAATCTTAAATGCTCTGACGGACGTGTAATTAAGAAAGATGCATTTAGCAATAATGATGGTAAACGAGTACCACTAGTTTGGATGCATAATCATGATGAACCTTTTAATGTATTAGGACATGCATTATTAGAGAACAGAGATGATGGTGTATATGCATATTGTTCTCTCAATGATACTGAAACAGGACAAAACGCAAAATTACTTGTCGAACACGGTGATATTGTATCACTATCTATTCATGCTAATCAATTGAAGCAGGTTGGTAGTGATGTATTACATGGCAATATTAGAGAAGTAAGTCTTGTATTAGCAGGAGCTAATCCTGGAGCATTTATAGACTCGGTGTTTAGTCATGGTGAAGAGATGTCTGATGAAGCAATTATTTTTCATGATGTAATGCTTGATAGTAAGCAAGATGATATTAAGGAAGAATCCGAGGAGAATGATATGGAGCATACCGAAAAAGATGATAAGGATGTAAAAACAATTGAAGATATTCTTAACGGATTCACTGAAGAACAAAAAATAGTAGTTCATGGATTACTAGGATCAATATTGTTTGATGATAATTCAGAAGACGAAGAAGAAGAAAAAAGGAGACAAAGATATGAAACACAATGTATTTGATCAAGATGAAACTTATGATGAAAATTTCATAAGCCATGCAGATGTAGAAGCAATATTCAGCGATGTAAAAAGATACGGCAGTCTTAGAGATAGTGTTATAGCTCATGGAATCGAGCAAATCGACTTTTTATTCCCTGAAGCTACTAATATTAATAATGTACCACAGTTCATTCAAAGAGACATGGACTGGGTTTCAAAAGTAATGAAAGGTACTCATCATACTCCGTTCTCACGCATTAAGTCAATCTTTGCAGACATTACAGAAGATGAAGCTCGTGCAAAAGGTTATATCAAAGGCAATCTGAAAACAGAAGAAGTCTTTGGATTACTTAAGAGAACAACTACTCCGACCACAATTTACAAGAAACAGAAACTCGATAGAGACGATGTTATTGATATAGTGGACTTTGATGTTGTTGCTTGGCTTAAATCAGAGATGCGCATGATGCTCGATGAGGAAATTGCTCGTGCAATACTTATAGGTGATGGAAGACCTACTTCATCAGACGATAAGATAAACGAGCTTAACATTCGTCCAATCTGGACCGATAGTGAACTGTTTACAGTTAGGACACAAGTTAGCACTGCTGGCCTTAATGATGACCAAAAAGCTAAGAAATTTATACGCTCAGCAGTAAAAGCTAGAAAAGAGTATAAAGGTTCGGGTAATCCGACACTCTTTACTACAGAAGACTTCTTAACAGATTGTCTACTGATAGAGGATACTAATGGCCGTGTAATCTATGATTCGATT